GGTTGGGCGCCACGACGGCAGGTGGGCCCGACTTGTGGCCGGGCCTGCGCTTGTAGCCCGTCTGTGACGTGGCATAGCAATCGAACGCTGTGACGGGGCTGTTCCTGCTCGATGAACGCGTACCTCAGCCAGGCCCCACCATCTGGCTTACATGCGCGCGCCGATGATCGGCACCACGGCATCCACCACGGCAGCGCCGTGATCGGTGAACTCCGTGCGGTTGTCGCCCACGTTGACCGCGAAGCGAATCTTCGACATGCCCAGGATCGTGCCGATCATGATTTCGAGCTTGTCATCGAAGTCGTCGGGCGCTTCCTTCCAGAAGTACGGCCAGCCCGAATGGCGGCTCTTGGCATACGCCTTGGCCAGCGCCTGGCCGCCCAGCAGAATGTTCCGGTCCACGGCGTAACTGGAGCCAAAGCTGGCGGGCACGGTGCAAGAGGTTTCCGCCTCGCTGTCGTAGGCCGCGCAGTACTTGATCTCGTCGCCTGCGTAAAAGCGGATCGGCTTGGGCATCTTCACCAGCAGCGTGTTGCGCCACAGAGCCGTTTCCGGGTTGGTGAACAGCGGGTGATCCTTCGCATACCGGGCGCGGGCCAGGGCCTGTGCCTGGTAGTTGCGGAAGTTCGGATCAGCCGAGAACAGGTTGTAGGTCGCCGCGGAGCACAGCAGCACGCGGAAAGGGCTGTCCTTGGCCGCCTGATCGCTCTCGAACTCCACCGGAGGTGGCGGCGCCACGATCTGATCCAGGTACGACGACAGCGAATCGACCACCCCCATGCTCATGACATCGCCCGAGGTCAGGTCAGCCTCGCCCGCGTTGGTCTTGAACAGTGAGATGGCGCCGCCATCCACCATGAAGTGGCGATTCTTCGTGGGAGCCTTCACGCGGTTGACCACCACTTCATTAAACCGCGCATCACTGGCCAGCGGAACGCGCCATTCGATGTTGTTGTGGAACCCGCGCGCGCCCGACATGTGCACCAGCGCGAGCTGGTCCTCGTAGTTGTCCACGGCGCTTTGCAGCAGCGGCTTGCCCAGGCGATGGATGTCCACCGGGCTGCGGATTTCATCCATCACGGCGCCCAGGTCGAGAGGAAAGCGCGCCTGGTTCACACGCAGCCGGTCTTCGGAGAGAGACACGCCCTCGCCACGGCCCTCGGCCATTTGGTTACCCATGATCGGGATGCCGCCCACGGGGTTGACGAAGTTGAACTTCACCTCGTCGCCCTTGCCCTTGCCCAGGTCGAGCGTCTGGACGACAGGCATGGTGTTGCTGGACTGATTGGAGATGGCGCTTGCCACATCCTCGATCTGCGGCATCCTGCCGGTCAGGCGGTTGATGTTGGACTTGCGGCTCTGGGTGCCGATGAAAACACCCACCGCCTGCTGAACCAGCTTCTTGCTGTCGGCGGCGGTCATTTGCGTCTTGGACATGTGTGTACCTCAATCAGGATTTGCGGGAGAGATAGCGGTTCAACTGCTCCTCCGTGATCTCTCCCGAGTTCACGGCGTTGAACACATCGACCTCGCTCATGCTTTGCAGGCGCTCGGCCAAAGTCCCGGCCCCGCTGCGCCCGCCGGGAATGTCCGAGGGGCTGCTGGGAACCGGAGGCTTGAGTTGCTCCAACACCTTCTGCGCTGCCGCTTGGGGGGTTGTGGCCTGGCTCGTTTTTTGACTCTGTTGCGTGGTGGCCGCCTTGTAGCTGTCGAGCAGTTCGACCACCTGGGCAGACGAACCCTTGTCCAGTACGGCCGACATCGCTGCTTGCACGTAACTCGGCTGCTTGCCCACCCACCCGGCAAACTCCGTGCTTTCCAGCACGCTGGAAAGATCGGGGTGCACCTGGAGAATGGCGTTCATGTGGGCGGAAGCCGCGTCCTGCTGCTGACGCTGCAGAAGCGGCGCGATTTCCGCGCGCAGTTCCTGCATCAGCTCGGCCTTGACCTCCGCGCGCATCTGTTCGCTGCTGCGGCGGCTGAGTTCGTAGAAGCCTTTGGCAAGATCCTCTTCTCCGTAGTCACCGAAGATCGACGGGTCAACGCCTTTGTCGATGGCCTCCTGTGCCTTCTGGACGAGTTGATCCTGCTGTGTCGGCGGCTTTCCAGCATCGGCGCGGGCTTGGGCCTGCTCCTGAAGCTCGGAAAGCTGGCGCCTGGCCTCCTCGGCTCTCGCCTCGGCATCCTCGGCCTTCGCCTTGTAGGAGTCGCGCTGCTCGTCGCCGCCAGGGCTTGGCTTCTGGTAGCCGGCCCCTTGCATGATGACGTCCGCAATGGGCGCGATCATCGGCATCTGCGCAACCTGCACGCCCCCCTGCATGGCGCTGAACGCGGCTTGCACGCCCTTGAGCACGGCAGCGGCAACGATGTCCTTGATCTGCGCCTCGGTCAGCCGCTCCTTGATGTCCAGCTCCCGCGCCTTGAGGTCGTGACCAGCTTTGACCAGCGCGTCCTGCACCTCCTGCTTGATGCGCTGCTCCACCTGCTCCGGCGTCTCCTGGGCCCCCACGGCGCGTAAGGCCTCCACAATCTCGCGCTTGTAGGGCGTGTCCATGAGCGCAACCATGTACGGGAAGGCCGCCTGCTGGAACTGCGGCGGCATCGTCTTGATGACCTCCTGGAAGGCGTAGAGCTGCTGCGAACGATAGCCAGCCGTGCTGGGCACCTCCTCAAGCTGCACCTGCAATAGTGTGCGCTGCACATCGTTGCTCAGATAGGTGTAGCCGCTTTCGTCCTTCTCCAGACGGTTGAGAGTCACCGTGCGGTCTTTTTTCACCGCGTCTCCCTCGATGACCACCACCTTCTCGCGCTCTCCCAATTCTTGGACGATCATGGACATCAGCATTTCGCCGATCATGCGTCGCCCCTCGCGGAAGTTGTCCATGATGGTGCCAAGCGCCTGGTTTGCTTGCTCAAGCTGTGTGCGCTCCTGTACACCGCTGCTGGCTGTGCCACGCTGTCCAGAGAACGCCGCAGGAGCGGCCGAAATCTGCTCAAACACTGCCCTGCAGTCGTTCATAAGCTGGTGCTGCTGCTCGGTGAGTTGGATGTCGCGCTTGATCTCGAACCGAGCACCATTCTTGCTCAAGCCCGCGGATTTAAGCTTGATGTCGGCATTGCGCTTGCCAACTTGGCGACGGAACATAGCGTCTGGCATATCCAGCACGTCCTCCGTGCGCTCGACACGGTAGGCTGCCAATCCCCAGCGCATCAATGCCGTGCCGCTGTTCAGGCTATCCTGCTGGAAGATCAGCCCTCGCACATAGCCATAAGGCACACGCGTGCGATCCTCGCGAAAGCCCCAGAAGAATGCATAAGGGAAGTGCTTGTGCGGGTACGGACTCGGACCATCATGCAGCTTGTGCGGTCCAACCCAGTAGCTGAACCGAACCTTGGCCACCACCGCCTTGAACACCTCGCTGGAACCCACCGCGATGCCAACGTTGTGCGCCATGTTCTGCGGGTCATATTCCGTCACGCGTCCATCCGGCGTACGCAAAAGAGTTGCATTCACCCAACGGCGATACCAGACAGCGGACAGGCACAGTTGCTTGTTCTCGCGGTCGTACCAACGCGACTCCTCGATAGACCAACTACGGCCATCCCGCCAAGCCTATCCAATAGGCTGCTGCGTTGCGAATATCCAAGGGTTCAATGTGCTTTGCTTCAAAAGCAAACCTGGAGCCAAGTTCACAAACCGCTGGCGCGCGGAGCGTGTCTGCGCGGACTGGAACAAGGCGGCAGCCACAGGGGAGCACATGCCATGAGCCAAAGTTACCCTGCTGCACACCTTGCAGAGCAACTGGGAATCACCGTGCTCGCGCACGATCTACCGAAGGTTGTCGCGGCGATTCACCGCGCATACAGCACCGGCCATCTAGACGGCGCCACGCAAGCGCGCGAGGCCATCATGGACGAGTGGAGCGCCAGACTCCAGAGCGACCTTGAGCACGGCGTCCGCTCGCTGAACGAGAAAGCCGCCGAACGATGGAAGGTCGATTATCCGCAGATGTCTGGCTTTGCCGCCGCGATAGGCGGAAGGAGCACACCATGACCCGGGACGATGTGATCCGCTGGGCACGCGAGGCCGAACTGACTTACGGCGATGGCGCGAACGGCGAGTGTTGCCAATGGAAGGAGGACGCTGACCTCACGCCCTATCTTGAGCGCTTCGCCGCCCTGGTGGCCGCTGCCGAGCGCCGCAAGCACCAATCAGATGTTGGCCTATGGAAAGCAGAAGCTGCGAAGGCTGAGATGTGGCGCGGACTCGCCCTGGGGAAAGACCCCATGCACGCCGGAAAAGTGGTGCAACAGATACAGCATGAGGCTATGGCCATGGAGCGCGAGGCCTGCGCGAAGGAATGTGAGCGCGTGCGCGCTGTGTCGGCCGTCAGCTATGAAACTGGATCTGAATGCGCTAAGGCCATCCGCGCAAGGGGGAGCCAATGAAGATCGGCATCACCAAGGTCTACTACGGCGGCGGCAGGCGCTGGCTCACCCTCAAAGCAGCATGCAACGCCGAGGCCAAGACCCGCCTCAAGGAACGCGCACAGCGCCGCAACGGCTACTACCGCGCAGACGACTGGAACCAGCGCCTCGTGGCCCGCTTTGCTCAGGCCCTGGAGCGACAGCACCGGAGGACAACGCCATGAGCCACCGCAACATCAACACCCACAAAGCCCGCTGATGCGGGCTTTTTCATTTGGAGCACGCTATGAATATTGCTCAAAACATCATCATGAGCGAGGCCGAACTTCAAGCCATTACGGGCTACAAGCGCTCCCAGGAACAAGTTGAAGAGCTGCATCGTCAGGGCTTCTATCGCGCACGGCGTTCAAAGAACACTGGCGATGTGATCCTTGAACGTGCGCACTACGATGCGGTGTGTTCCATCGGCTCTGCAGCCAATGAGCCAAAGACGAGAGAGCCCGTTGTAAGAAGGCTGAAGGCGGCATGAAAAAGCGTAGCGATCTACCGAAGCGAGTCTTCGCGAAGAACGGCGCCTACTGGCACGTTACAGCCCAAGGAGAAAAGAGGATATGGACGCGCCTTTGCTCCATCCGGGATGGCTTGCCAGCCCTGTATCGCGCATTGGCTGAAATCGAGGTACTCGACGTGCGCGACGACTCTATGCCGCGTCTGATCGGAGACTGGCTGAAGGACGTTGGCAGCACCCACAGCAAGAAGACCCAAGACAACGACGCCTACCAGACCCGTGCCATCTCCAAGGGTTTCGCAGAGTTCAGGGCATCCCAGGTTCGCGCCCCACACATCGTGGAGTTTCTCAAGGACTTCCGGGACAAGCCGCGCACACACAATGCCTACCGTGCCATGCTACGCGAGCTCATGCGCTACGCCGAAGAGCGCGGCTTTCGCGAGCCTGGCACGAACCCTGTGGACAGCCTGCGCACCATGACGATCAAGGCCCGCCGCCGTTACATCACTGACTCGGAGTTGCGGCGCATCAAGGTCGGAATCTGCTACGGCAAGGATGGCAAACGCACACCATCTGGGCCGATGATCTGCTGTTTGGTGGAGATGGCCTACCTG